TCCACCAAGTGTAATCGTACCTGTTCCAGTAGTTGCACTGGATTCTTTTACCCTATCGTTTAATTTAAACGCCATTTATAAATCCTATGATGATGTTAAACTAATAATAGCATTACTAGCGGTAGAAGGATCAGGAAACGAAACAGTGAAGTCACCGTTTGTTGCTGTCTTTGTTCCACCAAAATCTAACACTACACACAACTTATCAGACTTATCATCATTGTATATTGCTGCAAAAGCTGCAGAAAAAGTTGCGCTTGACCAAGTTACATCTGCAAAATCTACAGATGAAGTAGCAGTTGATGCGACAACAGCTTGACTAGCTAAATCTTTTCTAGCGTAGTTTGAACTACCTGCTGAAGAAACTTCATTTGTAGTAAGTGCTACTGTGCTCGACGTTGTGTATGGATTAGATGTGTACAATGCTATTTTAAAGCCGTCTCCACCAGTAGCAAAATTATGCGTTCCAGATAGAAGTTCACCTTTAAAAGAAAATGGTACTATATTTGCCATATTTTTATCTCCTTAATTTACGGTGATGGTGATCTTAGAGGAGTACGAATAACACCATCTTGATATTCGTCTCGGCGTCTTCTACCTTGTTGTTCGATAGAGTACGATGATAAAGCCCTTTGATAAGACTGTTCATAGTATTGTAACAGATCTGTAGGGCCTTTCAAGTATCCATATGCTTCTACCAGACAAGAATACAAAAGTAAATCCTGATATTTATTAGATACATAAGTACCCACAGTTGATGCAGGATTTGCTGTTGTTGGCTGAGTAGTGCTTGTAATACTTATCGGTTGTTTAACATATGCTAAAGTTATGTCATATGTAGAGTCTGGTGTGGGTGCCACAACCCAAAATTCATCGTCCCAGTTACCATAATATTTAGGAAAACCAGATTGAGTTGCAGGTGTATCGTAGAAAGCAGCCATGTAACTTGTCTCCTTTTTCTCTAAAAATACTTGTTTACCAGATGAGTCTTTTAACTGGACATATCGAATAAATCTTAAATCAGTTGGAATAGTTACATATCTATTACCTGTAACTAGTTGTGATGTAGCATAGAACCTATTATCATCAGAATCAGACTCCCTGTATATTCTGTTTTCAGCGTTCTTAATAATAGTATCTAATACAGAATCAGATAATACTCCATCATCAACTTCAGTGTAGTTTCTAATATCAGTTCTTAAATTAGCTAAAGTGTATGCCATTATTCTTCTGAATCACCTTTATATTTTGCTTTTATTTTTTCTAATTTGTGAAGTGGAAGATCTAATTTTTCTTCTTTTTCTTCTTTTTCTTCCTCTATACCAAACCATTTGTGAATTATTTTTTTTATAAATTTTATCATGCTTGTATTGTTACAGGTCCTGCTGACACTGT